AGTCTTACATATTCGTACTTGGTGATAAACAAATCGGTTTCCTCTGCGTCTGCGTATGTCTTGAGCGACAAATCTTTGTCGGTAATCGCAGACTTGATGTTTCTCCAGATTGTCCCGTCCCGTGAACCTTGCAGCGTAAATGTCACCTCACCGTCACCAATAGCGGAGATGTCCACCACTAGCCTGTTGGCGTTGTAAGGTGTCTTGCTTGCATAGGTCGTGTCTTCGGTGATCGTGGTCTGCTGATATTGGTCCACGCTGCCGTTAAGCTGAATAGGGATCATGAGAGACGCGGGGTCTGTTCCCCGCGCCCTCATGTCCTGCTCAATTTGCATCGCAGCCGCCCCCTTGACGCCGGGGAATTTATCCTCTGCTATGATTCGAGAGACATCATAGAGCTGATAAAACTCACGCTGCGTAAGATAGGGGGCAAACATATCAGTACAACCTCTTAGCAATCACGCGGAAGTATTTATTGCTTGAGCGCACTTCTGAGCCGACTTGGAATACGCGGAGATAAAGCCGGAGAGAAGAGGAGTACGCATTGTCACCAATCGCCGCCTTGATCTTGAACCAATAGAACGGTATCACGTCTTTTGTGGTTGCCTGGAAAGTCTGAAGGCCAAGAGACGGGTAGATAGCCGCCACAGAGTCGGCGATTGTTTCAGTTGCGATTGTCGAGGCGTAGTTCGGCACGGCGAACAGAGTGCCGCGCAGGGAGTCGCCCGTTTCGATGATGACGTGCAGGGAGTCGGGGAACTGAAGGCCGCCCGCGTCGCCACGGGGGGAAAGCATCATATCGACATACCCAAGATCAATCACCGTGTCGGTCGTGGTCCCCGAGGGGCCAATAACGAAGCTCTTGCCGTCCATCCAGAGATCTTGCTGTGCAAAACCATAAGACGAGAAACCGACAAAAAGCGCGAGGAGGAGAATCAGCTTTTTCATGGTTACGCCTCCGTCGATTCGATTGCCACAATGCCGATCTGACTGTTGTCGATCCCGGTGCGCTTCGTCCAGTTACCTACAGTGTAAAGGTTCGCGTCCGTTGCGCCACCGACGCCCGTCGGGGCGGTTCCGGTGAAGCTGGTTCCGGGAACGTGCGGGGAGAAGTACGCCGTGTACTTCCAGACATCCGTACCACCAGCCTTGAGGATCTGACGGTCGTACTCGATGTTGAGATCCCTCTGGAAGCCGAGGAACAGCGCCCCGCGCTTCATCAGATACGTGTGATACGTGTTGCCGGAGCTATACACGCGGTCGTTAAGCAGAATGTCCTGCCCGCCGATGCGTCCGCCATACTGGAGTCCCATTTCCTGATACATCGCCCGTGCGGTATCGGAGTAGTTCACCAGCTCGTTCTTGCTGTAATTCTTGTAGACCGTGGAGTGCATCATAATGAAGTCGTAGCTTCCGCCATTCTCACCCACCAGCCAACGCCCGTCCTCAACGTCAGAGACGGTCAGCCCGGAGGCCGCAACCTTGACGTGAGACGAACGAAGCGTGCCGGAGGTGTTGAACAGGCCGAGGAGAACACCCTCGAAGAAGGTGCGCTCGATGTTCCGTCCGGCGTGGTGTCCGATCTGATTAGCGAGATACGATGCGTATGCGTTCTCAGGGTCGCCACCAGCGAAACGCGAAACGTCCTCAACGCCGAGCGCATAGCCGCGACGGAGAATGCACCCAACGTCCTGATAGGTTCCCGAGAAGTTGACGTCCATGTCCGTCGCCGCAACCGGGGTGTCCCAGTCGCTTGTTTCCTGCTGATAACCTCGAACGGTCCACGTGTTGCCCTGGCTGATCGGGAACGAAATGCCGTCATGGGTTCCGGTAATCACACCAGAGCGCATGAGGGAAAGGTTCGCGGTCAGAACGGGACCAACATAGCCGTCCACCAATTCGGTGACGAGATTATAGTCGGTTATTGTTCCTGCTGCCACTTTGATTTTCCTTGATTAGTTAGAGAGAACGTCCTTTCATGCCCTTCTCGACGAGGGCCTGGAATTTCTCCGGGTGGTCTTTGGCGAACTGCGCCCGTTCGCGGGAATTGAGTCCGTCAAGGGATTCAATATCGCCCGATGCGAGTTTCGCGGGGCCGCCCTTATGGACGGGGGGCTTTGAGTCGCCGATGAGGATGAGAGTCTTTTCGAGGGACTCAAGCGGATCATCCTTGAACTGTTCGCGGACGTTTTCGGGAATCTTTTCCAAGATTTCCACGCGCCGCTTTTCGGAAAACTCATCGTACCTTTTCGCCTTGTCCTCCAGAGTTGACAGAACGGACAGTCGCTCGCTCGCCTCTGCGAGTTCGCGTTCCTTCTCCGCAAGCTGTTCGTCGCGGATTTTCAGCGCCTTCTCGTACTCGCCCGCCGCCTCTGCCGCTTGGCGTTTCTTCTCGCGCTCTGATTTGTTTTCCTGTACGGTTCTGTCCACCAAACCCTGAAGCTCACTATTGCGCTTCTCAAGCTCGGCAAGTCTCGCCTCAAGCGCCTCTGCGCCCGATGCGGTATCAGTCGTGGCCTCTGCCGCAGTTTCTTGTGTCTTGTCCTCTGACATGACGTTTTTCCTCTATTCGTAAGTAAATGTCGCTGATTTCGGTACGGTTGCAAGGAAACGCAGCCCCGCATAGAGAGCGACGTTATCCTTTTCGCTGATTGCCTGGTCGCACCGATACCGACGGATGCGCTCACCGTCCTGAACGGACAGAAGCGTGACAGTGCCGGGATTCGGATGCTCCCACGGTTCGGGGGCTTTCGGTTCGGGGTCTGGTGAAAAGATACCCATTACTTGTCCTCCGCTTTCGTCTGCTTCTCGATCTTCGCCAAACGCTTCTCGATCTTGTCCAGGCGTTCGTCAAAGATTGCAGTTATCCGGGTCACCATCCATTTCATTGCGTTGTTGAGAACGCTGGAAAGTTCGCCGTGCATTTCATCTGCCATAAGTCACCTCGTTTTTCCTGAATATATGTCAGTATGTTGACAATGTCAATACATTGACGTCATTATTTTGACGCCTCTGTCAGAACGCACATGCATTTGTCGGTGCAAACTGTCGCCCCGTTTCTGGGAAGTCCCAGCGCCTTCCACTCCGCCATAGTCCTCGGCTGAAGCTGTGAACGCGATACGCAATCAGGGCAATGCTTGCCGCTTGTTGTCGGTTGAAGCATCCACCCGTATAGCTTGTCTTCGTCCGCCGTCTGCATCTGTGACGTGCTGAATCCGGTTTGTGCGATCTGTCGCGTTGCCCCTACAAGCCTGGAAATCATCAATGTAAGCAAGGACGCCACTCCCGCATTAATGACGTTTGAAGTATCGTCAGATACGAGCGCGTCAACGTCCACCCCCTGCGATTGTAGGTTATAGATTAGTCCGTCAAGATCGGCCTGCGTGCCGATTGCTGACGTGTCGTAGTCCACGGATAGAATACGCAGAAGCTCCTCGAATGTCAGATCATCCACGGGCGACCTCTTTTGCGAATCTCGTTAGCTTCAAATCCCAGGCTTTCAAAATCTCCTTTTCCGCATCGGGATATATCCCCCAATTCTTGCGTCTTGGTAGGCTGCCGGAGCCTTGATCGTGATACGTGATAATATCATCCCTTGACTTTGGACGTACCACCTTCCCCTCTTTCGCGGTGCTGGTGATCGTGGGGTTAATCAGATACCCCCTATCAATCAAGGCTTTATCCGGCGCTTTGCTGCCCTTCTTGCGCTTTCTTTCAACGGTCTTTGGGCTAAGCTGTGCGTAGCTAGACCCGTCCGGCCCCCTCTGGGCTTCAATGCCCTTCTGACGTTCCTTTTTCAACACACCAGCATAGGCGTTCATCTCGCGCTTCATCTCCGCATCACCGTAGTGCTTTTCATAGGCACGCTTGAAGTCTCTGACGAATTGGTCTATTGTCCTAGCCACGGCCCGCCTCCCTTCCGATGTTGTACGCATCCTCAAACAGCGGCCGATTAACCATCACCAGAGCGATAAACTTTGTCCACCCGGTATCACGAAAATCGGCGTTTTCTGAAAACGGTTTGTACCGCGAAAGCAAAGAAGCGTGAAGCTCTGCCACGTCCTCTGGCAGATTTTGGATTGCTTCCGCTTCCTGTTCGGTCAAGGTGAAGTCCTTTATCTCCATCGCTTTAAACTTGTCCTCGATCTCGGCGATGCGGTCAACATACGCTTTGTGTTGTTCTAGCGTCATTGGTTTAGCGCGTTCTGTTGCACTATCTGATTCGCCGCTTGAGCGTTACCAAATCCGTAGCCCCTTGATCTGTATTGACGGTTAATCTCTGC